GTCTTCAGTGAAGTAGTGAAACCTTAGTGTGACTCCATCTTTGAAGATCTTGTACTGTTGACACGTCTTCTCAGACAACTTTCGTTTCTGCAGCGATACCGCTGAGCCCTTTAGTTGTGCTGTTTGTGACATTATTTTTGAGTGTTCTAGTTCTCCATTTGTTCCCGTATGATGGTGACAAACAAAGCAATAAGTATGGCCATCTGTGTATAGGCTGTTGCCATCAGATGAACCGCACTCATTGCAGGGAATGTGCATCACGAATTCACTAGTGGATAAGTGCTCCACGTATTTTCTGTGCAATTTGATTGATGACAGGTACTGACACTGAGTTACCTATCTGATGCATCTTATCCCTATCGGAAAACTCCTTAGGGAATTCAAAGGAATCAGGAAACCCTTGTAGTCTCAGTCCTTCTCGTGGTGTAAGACCACGGATACCGTCACTGACTTTTACCAGTGTCGGTTGCATATAAGAAGCCAAAAAGGTTGGTGCTACATTCTTTTTATTCTCTCGAATGTAAGACCACCTCCATTGATATACTTTGTCTAGATCTTTAACACCATTAGCAATAGCTTTATAGTGTTTGTGACCTTCTCTATAGTAATACTTCTCGTCAACATTTGTCTCCAACAAATCACGGACACTTATACTCAAGCGTACAGGTTCAGGAAAGACAAAGTCAGTTGGCTTTTCGAATCCGACAATGAATACTCGTTCTCTATTCTGAGGTAAACCATAATCAAGTGTATTCAATACTTGATAGTGAACGTCATAACCTAAATCCTCACGTAAGACACGTAGAATCGTCTTGAAGGTCCTTCCTTCATCGTGATGGTAGAGTTGTTTGACATTCTCTAATAGGAACGTTCTAGGTCGCCTGTGATGTAGTAACTCAGCGATCTTGAAAAAGAGTGTCCCTCTTGTATCTTGAAAACCTAGACGCTTACCTGAGACACTGAATGGCTGACATGGGAATCCTCCCGTCAGACAATCAAATTCAGGTAAGTCATCAGGTTGTATATCTACGAGAGACTTACATTCAAAAGGAATGTTAGGTGTATTGACCTCAAATGTTCGTTTGGATCTTGGGTCAATATCATTTGCGAAGACCGTACTGAATCCAGCACTCTCCATGCCAAGGCGGAATCCTCCGCACCCGGCAAACAAATCAATTGTGTTCAATTTAAATTAACCAGTCAATAGGTATGTTCGTAAAACTTGTCCACGGAATACCGAGTTTCTCACAGTATTTCGCGTAAGTAGTATTGGATTTCTTGCTTATTGTATTGAAAGGGCTTTGGAATATCATTCGTAGGTCGAGGTCGGGATTCTGCTCCACAACATTTCTAATTTTACGTCGGTCGTCAGCATCCCAGTAACCTTTGCACTCCAGACATACGCCATTCGGCAATATAAAATCAGGAGTATAATTGTGCATAATTCGGTAAGGGATCTTAGTAGATTCATACTCATACTTAACTCCTAACTCAACCATTAGATCCGCGACCTTTTCCTCAAGGCCGGAACGGAAAGCCATTAGAAATCTGTGTCGTCTTCAGATGTATCTTCTGCAGGAGGTTCGACGTTAGGCTCACTTGCTTTGAAGCCTTTAGTCTTACCAAACAGTGCAGATACATCTTCTGCGGACAGGTCTCCTGTATCCACTCCAGCATCGCTGCTAAGGGATACAATCTGCGCTCCGACAAGCTTTAGGGTAGTGCCATAGGTGACACCATCCTTGAGGATGTAAGGCTTCTGGTAGAAAGCTACCTTCACCTGACTACCAGAGAACAATGGAGTGTTTTCATTAGTGATATGTGTACCTTCTGTATCGACAACAGCAGGCTTAGTCTCTTCCTTCCAACTAAATTTAATTTTATACTGACCGTCACTCAGCTCTTCCCAAGGCTCAGGCTTACAGACACTGCGCTTAGGGTTCTTGAGTTTAGATTCTGCCCACTTGATTGTGTCTACTCGATCCTCTTCCAGTTGGTCAATTACTTCTTGACCTACTAGACAGGACAGTGAGTATCCAAACTTAGAGGGTTTTAGTACAGCCTGATAACCTTCGAGGATTACAGGCTCGTCTGTTTTGATGATGTTGCGTGGCATTAAGAGAAAAAATAAGTTGATTCAATGACTTCGGAGGGTTCTAAGTCTCCTATCATCGGCGGTTGTTCTTCGGCTCCGATTTGTGCTGCCCATGAAGCCAGATAATCGTTATCTGTGAATAGCTTCATGTACACCTCTCGTACTACAGTGGACAGGCTGCCCATATCTGTAGCGCGACACAAGACGGAGTCATGTATTAGTGTGATTGGTGCATCGAAACGTACCACTGTGAAGTGGAGGATCGAAGCATCCAATGAGTGAATAAGGTTAGGACTAGTTGCATTCTTATGGTGGTTAATATCGACCTTGTCAGTCTCATCGACTGCAACGTTGACACGAACACGCCCCATAAGTTGTAAGTTAACTTGTTCAGTTCTTACCTTCATAAAGCGTTGAGTTACGACAAAACCCGATGGTGTTACCCATTGAAGTTCTGTAGCTCCACGCTTAATAGCTTTACCTACCTCTGTCTCAATCCACTTCATTACTGCTAGTGGACCGGGAAAGAGTTCATGCATAGCATTACGTAGTGCATGAGTGATAGTGGTGACATCCTCCTTAGAAGGTTCCAGACCCTTATCTACTAATGCATCCTTGACATAGCCCCAGTTTGATTTAAACTTAGCGTTGTAAGGCACTGTCATCACGAGGCGTTTTGCCACGGATCTGTCTACGTGTTCCCTATATTCTTTGGGAATATCTGCTAACTCAGCGACACTCCTATAGGCATCTTGAGGTGTATCTGATGGTAGGACATTAACCATCTTGGCTGTTGACTTGTCCTTGGCGAGACCACATAGGATTTGTAGTCCCGAACAGCTTGCGTCTACGGCAATAGGCAGTGATGTCCAATTCCTATTTTGTTCGATAACGCAATCGTAATATTCTTTACACGCTGCCATGAATTGCCATTGCTCGTCAACATTCTCCCAGTCCCCAATGTTACCAATGGGATCTGTTGCGACACGCGAGATAAGAGGGTAGTTATCTAATACCCAATCTTGTCTCTCCTGCATGGATTTCTTATCGAGACCAGCTGTTGTTGCAACTTGGAAAGCTAACCATCCCTCCGCTTCCTCTGTCATAAAGGCAGGTTCTGCAAAGAGTAGTAGTGACTTACCAAAGTCTGTGTCGTGTGGAGTTAAATAAGCGGGAATGCAATAAGCACGCCCGCGGTAGTCCAGGGACCAAGGAAGGAAGAACTGTTTTCGGTCCTTGAACCTACTAACAGCTTCCATAATCTTCCGAGTTCTAACACTCTTCTGAGCGTTATCATTCATCTTGTTATGCCACTCAGCTTTTCTCCTCCGATAATCCTGTCGAGAATCATCATTGGTATCGATGTCCGGTGGCTTAGGTGGTTCGGTTTCCTTCCATACTGGAATGAACTTACCTACCGTAATACCTTGCAAATACAGGGTTTCTGCTACTGCAGCTACATGTCGGTTAACCGAATAACCAACTTTCTGTATTTTATTGAGGAAGGTGTAGATCTGTTCTCCCTGTATAAGGTGGCCATCAGACCTACGTACCATGTCATGTCCTTTCATGACTTCATTCAAGATGTAGCCACCTGGATGTTGTGGAGACCAATCATTAGGCTCAACTAACATCGGCCATGCTTCAGGACTAAAGAGTTCAGCATTAGCCATAACCTCTTCCTTGATTTGCAAGAACTCAGGTGTAGGAACTACTACATGTGGCGTCTTGTTATTATCGTATGACTTTACTTTTTCAAACCAGCCACTTGAATACATAACACAGTCAAGTAACCAAGTACCTAGCTTTACTCTGTTCTTCTGTCCCCAGTTATCCCACTTCTTTACGTCATAACGGTTCATCAACGTTTGGATGATGGTGACCTTTTGAGTAGTACCGCAGGACCTGTGCCAATAATTCTTCTTTAGCACATTAAGCAGTCCAGGTGCCTCTCGCTCGTAATGAGAGATTTGACACTCATTCTCAATAGCTTGCCCAATAGCAGCGGCTACGTTAACTAAGTGTGAAGCATTCTCTTCTTTACTAAAGACACGATCAAAGACAACCTTACATGTAATAGCCGCGGCTGCTAATGGCTCAATATTACTTAGATAACGCTGTATCTCTTTGAAGTGTCTACCGTTATCTCCTTTCTTAATTCGTTGGAATGCAGTTTCTTCAATACGGGAGACCACTCTAGGCAGAAGACTGTCAATAGAAGCGATGCCATAAATACTCGCAGAAGCATAACTCTTCTCCTCTAGTCGTTGTGTGTTCTTACGAAGGTTCTTGAGTCCTTGTGCAATTGCCTCTCTTTCTAGTGCAATTTGCTCATCAATCTCATGTGGCTGTGGCAATAAAGTACCTCCTTTTCGTGAATGGGAAACTGAGCCTAAGTGTTATTTAGACTCAGTCTTATGTGTTAGATAGTGGCCATTGGATGGCGGATCTAGTATTTTAGACTAGAAATTGCATCTTTACGGGCATTATCTGTGACCTTCGCATAACGAAGTGTCGTCTCTATTTTCTTATGACCCATTAAGTCCATTAACACTCTCACCGGCACACCGTCTTCAATAGACCACGTCGCAAAAGAGTGACGTAGGCAGTGAAAAACCATGTGGCTCTCTAGTCCTGCGTCTCTAACGGCTTTCTTAAACCAATAAAGTACAGCTCCACTTGACACCCATTGGTCTCCAAAGATAGTTACGTCTTTGGGTATGCCATCGCAACGCTCCTCAAGCAGTTTGCGCAATTTAGTGTGAATAGGCACAGTTCTCCAGTCACCAGTCTTGGTGTTAAACTCTGGCCTACCTCCGATATAGATAAGGTTGTTATCTAAATCGATATCACGTACTGCGACCTTGAGGCATTCAGCACGGCGAGCACCAGTTAATGCAGCAAATCGTATAAGCTCAGGTAATCCTGTCTTATTCGTATGTGCACAAATGGTTGAAATGTCGTCCTTTTTAAAGAAGAACGGACGCCCTGCATACTCTTTGAACGTAGGTCTCCTTGGTAGATTCATATCCAATTCTTCCTCATCTATTGCATGAGAAAGGACAGTACCTACTGCAGATAACTTACGATTCAACGTAGCATCTTCATACTCGAATTGATCGAGTAAGTAATCGACAAATCCCTTTAGGGTTTTGCGTGTAATCTCTTCACATAATGAGTTACCTCCATAATAATCAGTGAAGTGTCTGGCGTTTATGCCAGGTGCCTTGAGTTCTTTACCCTTCCAACTCCTGCGAGTTGCAAAAGTAAAATCAACGGCGTCTTGCCAAAGCATGTAAATGCTCCTTGATTCGGTGGATAAGCTCATCACCCTTAGGCGTGAGCATGAACATCTGCCTTCGCCTATTAGAAGGGTCTGGATACTTATGGATAAGTCCCAGTCCTTTCTTCTTTAAGCGATGGTGAACGCTCAACCAATCAGAATTCCTACTGGCTGATGCAGTAGAAAAGCCGAGATCCTCCTCTAGCGCTTGCTTGTGACAAGGATTATGTGAGGCAATGTAGAGGAACATCTGAACGACTTGTCCAGGTATCTCACGGTCTAGTGTGATAAGTTCATTCTGAATGGCGAGAACAACTGCCACCGTGTCGTCGGTTAGTTCTCTTTTGAGAGGGTCGGACACGTGGAAGTTGAATCTCTAGGTATATTATACCACAGTGCACATGCAAACAGTTCCTATTTACCCAAATGTCATACATGACATAGGTGGAAAATCCGATGTACATCGTTTATGCATGTGTGCCTATTTAGTCTAGTTGTCCTGGATACATTCGCTCCCATGAAGTGATGAGGGTTTCTTCCTCAACTGTAAGCTCTGATACAATTGGATCTCCATAGGCGAGGTATTCCGCCCATTCAATTGCGTCCATGTTTTCCATGTCTTGCATAGTTGTGTGGTAGTACTCAGTCGTCATCTGTTTCGTCCTTGTATTTGATGTAGTGGACTGCATCGTCAGTTGCAATCGTTAGTTCTGTGTCAGGTTTGCTCATCAATTCGCGAATCTTGCGCTCTGCTGCACCCTTTTGTTTATAGATGTGCTCTTTAATCTTTCCAGTGGACACGGTTTGTTCACGGATAATGCACATCACAGAGGATGGAATCTCCCACCCTCCTACTCTCCATTCAAAGAATTCATTGAATCCAATTGGTTCAAAGAACTCAGCAGGTGCAGCCGTAATTGCCTTTACATTATTAGGAAAGTAACTACGACGTGCACGTTTTTGCTTGGGTTTGTTAACCTCACCACTCATCTTTAATCCTCACGTTAATAAGTTGACTATTTCTGTCCTCGGCAAGTTCCAAGGCGGAGTAAGCGGCAGTCATGGAATCCTCAGCGAGTAAAAACCATGTACTGTCACTTAGTGTGATTTCATACTCTTTCAGCATGTTATTAAAAGCAAAATTTACGGACTAGTTCAGTTACATTGTCATCAGACAATTCACGAGCAGCAATGCGTGCTTCTAGCTCCATATGTTGATGAGCTGTTGGATACTGTTCGATGACTGTTTTGTCTGTTGGCTTTGCATAAGACACAGTCTCGTAAAGTCCTAGAACAGGTCCATGATTGCAGTTTTGAATACGATGAATTGCTTCGTGGCGAATGGTATCACCTAGCTCTGCATAATCATCATGTTTCTTGAGACAAATATGCATGATGTTAGTGCTCATGTTATAAGAACCAAAACGGTCCTTACATAAGTCACCTTCAAACTTGATTGTCGTCCCTGAGTCATGCAACACAGCAAGAACAGGGTTGGAATAGATATAATCTTTCAGTTTATTTGCTTGGGC